TCTGAGAGGGTTATGATGTGTAATACCAACCCGTTAAAAACAACATGCTGTCTCCATCTGGGTCATTCACTTGTGTTGAAGCGGCGTTCGGTCTCATCATTGAAAAATCCCCCTTTGCCACTCCATCTTGGAACATGCCAAACATGGGATGATATCCTGAATTTGTTTGATAAGGCCATTGGTATAAGTTAGGAACTGAGTTAGGTCTAGCATAATTGGCATGGTTTTTTGTAGGAAACGGAAGCCCTTGTAATTGTAGTGTTCCCGAAGCAGACCCACGGCTAAAAGCAGTTAATCTAACATCACAGGTGTAATGACAGATATTGCCAATTTTTGTATAATGTCCAGTTTGATTACCATAACTCACAGTTGCAGGGTTTCCTCCAGAGTAAGTAAACGAAGGTGTCCAAGTTCCCTCTTCATAATCGTC